TAGTATTGCTATACCCAGCTTGATAACCTACTGCTGTGTTATTAGATGCGGTGGTGTTTGAAATTAAAGCAGCGTGACCTAAAGCGGTGTTTGATTGTCCAGTTGTATTATTAACCAAAGCATTAACACCAAAAGCGTTATTTGCAACACCTGTAGTATTTGATTGAAGCGCATTAACACCAAAAGCAGAATTTGAACTGCCTGTTGTATTAAAATACATTACTCCAGTACCAAAAGCACTGTTGTTGCTGCCTGTTGTATTAGCATTCAATGCTCCATTTCCAACTGCGGAATTGCTAGAACCAGAGGTGTTTCCATTTAGCGCAGACTGACCTATTGCTGTGTTTTGCGTTCCAGTTGTATTTGCGGTAAAAGCATATGTACCAAAAACAGCATTTGTAAATGAAGCTCCTGCACCCTTACCAACAGTAAGACCTGATATAGAAGCATCATTAGCTAAAGTTAAGCTAGTGCCATTAAAGGTCATGTTGGCAGAACCAGCCAATGACCCGCTTGAGTTGTACTGGACTTGGGTGTTAGAGCCACCAGCTACACCAGCACCGCCTTTACCAGCGATGATCTGCACAACACCGGCGTTGTCTTTATAGTACAACTTGCCGTCGGTAATGTTGATCGCCAACTCACCATTGACGAGGTTAGCGGCCAACGGCGCTGTAGCCGCTGTGGTGCTGTAGTATAACGAAATTGGTGTGTAGCCTGTAGCTGCCATTTTTATTCCTTATTAAGGTATGCTAATACTTCTATTGGTTTTACAAACCGGTCATTTTTGTGTTCGGTGGATTCCCACCATAAAAATTGATTTTCTGTTAAATATGACCGGTCTTTTAACAGATTAATGTTTTCTGGATGTCCAAATATTAGTGGATCAGATGGGCCCCATAACACAATGCCCGAAACACCTTCATCCCATGCAAGATGTTGGAAAAAACTATCTACACCAATCCATGTTTTGCATTGCCATAACAGTTCTCGCAATGCTGCAATTGGCAAGTTGGTTCTAAAATCAGGTACTAATTGCTTTTCACCAGTTATACCAACTTGAATAATTGGCGCATCAATCTGTGCTATGAGCTCTTCCCAATACGGATAGTTTTTTGGGTTTTCTTTATTTGTTCGCAGTTTTTGGGCGTACGGCGCGATGATAATCACAGATACAACTTCCTATATGCGTCTTCTAAACTGCCCTTCCAATTCCACTGCGCCATCTTTTTATAAATGTTCCAGCAATCAATATCACCAAACATCTTTTGTGCCATCTCAATTGAATAGCCGGGTACTACTTCAGGATAGCATGTAAAAACAAGGGGATTGCGAACACTAGGCAAAACGTGGCTAAAGACAATATGGTCCCCAAGACCAGAATTAAGCACCACAATAGTGTTGTCTTTGTGCTTGAGGATATTTTTAAATATTTGCTCATCATGCTCAAACATCTCCATTTTAGAACCATCACGAATACCGCCTTGTGGGTTCTTTAAATGCCATGTTACTGCGTTCGGTACTGCTAATAATTTGTAGCCTTTGTGATGCAGACTCCAGCTGAACAGCGTTTCTTCACGATGGGCAACTCGAGAAAGTCCCAAGTTATAATCGCAAACGCCAGCTCTATAAATAAAACTGCAATACAAATGCTCAACTTCTTTAACATCTTTTATTAGCCCCCACTGAATGTTAGGCTCGTTTTCAATGTTGACAATTAGTCCAGTTGCTTTTAAATACTCTGGCATATGGGGTGGGTTTAATACTGAACCGCCAACTGCACCAACATCGTCACTAATATGTTTTGCTAGATTCTCTAACACATTACTTTCGGGCACCGCATCATCATCTACACGCCACACCCAATCGTAACCCATCGTGTTAGCTTGCTGGTGGATGTGGTGTTGGCCTTTTTTACCAGCAAACAACCACTCCCACTCAATTTTCTTTGCTGCTAATTGCCAAAATAAGTTTTGGTATAGCGATTCTTCTCGCATGTCTTTTGGTTCATCATTATCATCAAAGATAACCAGTTTGTCGACTTTACGAGTTTGGTTGATGATTGCCCCTAAGACCATAGGCAATGTGCTAAAATATCTACCGCGCGTGGCAACACTACATAAAATTTTCATGCAGCTATTATACTATTAAAATGTACCGCCAGTAACCCCGCCAGTGATTGCTCCAGTAATTGCGTCAATCGTCAAACTGGTATTTACATACACTGCTTGGCTGCCCGATGTGCCAGAAGAAAAATGCACATAACCGGGATTGACTGTGGTGTTGGTAGCTACTGTAACATTGGTTGGTGTAATACCACTATAACCTGATATACCGCTATAGCCAGAATAGCCGCTGTAGCCACTATAACCGCTTACGCCGCTGCCACTAAATCCGCTGATACCACTAAATCCGCTGATACCACTAAATCCGCTGATACCAGAATAGCCACTGTAACCAGAATATCCACTTACACCACTACCGCTATATCCGCTGATACCACTAAATCCAGATATGCCGCTGTAGCCAGAAAATCCGCTGATACCACTATAGCCGCTGTAACCAGATACACCACTGCCAGAGTAACCCGAGAATCCACTGATACCGCTATAGCCACTGAAACCGCTATATCCTGATACGCCAGATCCGCTAAATCCACTGATGCCACTGTATCCGCTGTATCCGCTAATACCACTGTAACCACTAAAGCCACTGTAGCCGCTTACGCCAGATCCGCTAAATCCGCTATATCCAGATATGCCACTGTAACCACTGTACCCCGATACGCCAGATCCGCTAAATCCACTGATGCCACTGTATCCGCTAAATCCGCTGATACCGCTGTAACCGCTAAATCCACTATAACCGCTTACGCCAGATCCGCTAAATCCACTGATACCACTATAGCCAGAATATCCGCTATAACCGCTGTAGCCAGACACCCCACTACCGCTATATCCACTGATACCAGAATAGCCACTAAAACCGCTGATACCACTAAAGCCCGATATTCCACTAAATCCAGATATGCCGCTATAGCCACTAAATCCGCTGTTACCACTGTATCCACTAAAACCGCTATAACCACTGTAGCCAGAAAAACCACTTACGCCATTGGCGATTGCCAAAATGATGGCTTGGTTGTTTGTAAACGCTGATCCAGTGGATAGTACTAACGATACTGGAATTGTAAAATAGTTACCAACTTGGGTTGGTGCTGCGGTAATTTTCCATGTCTGTTGATTAGCGCTACTGCTTTGGTCTTGGATGACAATCTCTTCGGTTGCCATCAATAATTCTAAAAAGACAGTAATGTCTACGCCGTTAGCTGCAATCTTACTGACATTTAATTGTGTTGCGCTTGTCTGTGTGGCATTATTCCACAACAGATAATCAGAACCGGGATCACCGCTGGTTGCACTGGTATTGGCTTTGTAAAAGTAGTAACTACTTGATACGCCACTTGCACCACTAAATCCACTAATACCGCTGTAGCCAGAAAATCCGCTGATACCGCTGTAGCCGCTGTAACCAGATTGGCCACTAAAGCCACTGATACCGCTAAAACCGCTGATGCCGCTAAAGCCAGAAAATCCGCTAATGCCGCTATAGCCACTGTAGCCCGATGTGCCAGATCCACTGTATCCACTATATCCGCTAAAGCCACTGTATCCAGAATAACCAGACACACCGCTTGAACCAGAACTTCCAACACCACTATAGCCAGAATAACCGCTATAACCTGATGTGCCTTGCTGACCACTATAGCCAGAATAGCCACTATAACCAGATTGACCTTGTGGACCAATAACAGAACCACAATCAATTGTAGAGCCGTTGGTTTCAGTAAGGATTAAATGGCCAGAGCCATTAATTGTTGCTGAAACAAATCCGGGAATTGGGCCAATCGTAGATGTTGTACCATCGGAATAGTAAAAAATGATGTCATAGTTTGGCAACAACGCCACTGACGTGATTAACTTTCCGGGTACGACAAGATTGGCAATTGCCGAAACAAGTACCTGCTTTGATACGCCTTTTTGTACGACTACCGTTACTTCATTGCCTGTTAGGGTTGTAGCTGTCGGTAGCCCTGTAATCGGTTGATCAGCCATTTTCTCTTATGTATAAGTAAAGCCGCCATGACTTGTGGATGTGCCAAATGGCGATATCACAGTAACGTCAGCAAGACCTGCCATATATGCTGGAGTTACGGCTGAAATTTGTAATGAGCTAATTAATGTAAATGTAGCTTGTTTGCCAGCAATAACCACAGAATAAACATCTGTTAAGTTGTTGCCATTGATTAGTATTGGTGTGCCACCAGCTGCTGGACCTGTATTGGGATTGATTGCACCAATGACAGGATTCAAACTCATTGTGGAGTATGGTGAATTGTTTGCATAAGACAAATCACCAGACGCGCCCGAGTTGGGGGGAACACCTTGAATAAAGATTGAATCTGGGC